ATGAGAAACCAAGGCGGAAAATCCCGCAGCCCCACAAGCCTTGCTGAGGCTTTCGATCTTGATGAAGCAAATGCTCTGAAAGCACACCGCCGCCCGCGCAAGCAGATGGAAGAGCTGATGAGTACCAACCGCTCAACCTATGCCCGCTGGGTGTCAGACTGCGAAATGCCGGCCAGCCGTTTGTTGCAGTTCTCAGTACTGTGCGGCTCTGCCCATGTCATTGAGTACCTGGCTATTGCATGCGGAAAGTTGGTTGTGAGCATCCCGACTGGAAAAAAAGCCAAGGCTGGCGATCTGGGGGAAATGCAAGCCAACTTTGGCAAGGCCGTGATGCTTCTTGAACAGTTTTACCGAGGACAGTCTGAACTGTCAGAAACCCTTGGAGTGTTGAATGACGTTCTTTCGCAAGTGGCATACCACCGAGAGAACGTTATCAAAACAGGCCAGCCGGAACTTGAATTGTTTGGGGACTAAGCATGACCCAGGCTGAACTCAAAACTCACTACAGTGCTGCAGAGCTGGCCGAAATGAAACTGCCCAGCTTGCCAGGAACAATCCAGGGGATTGGTATCCGGGCCAAGACTGAACAATGGGAGTCAAAAAAGCGCCAGGGCCGTGGCGGTGGCTATGAATACGCCCTCTCCAGCCTTCCTGACGCCGCTGTTCGCGCCATCAAGGACCGCCTGGTGACGTCAATGATTGCCGCCCCCGCTGTGTCTGTACCTGTTTTGCCGATGAAGGCGCAGCAGATGGAGCTGGCACTGACTAGCCGTCAGCAAACTGTTGAAGGTGCCCGCAAGGGTGTACTGGTTGCCATTGAGCGCCTGATGGCTGGCTGCGGTGTTACCCGTGAAGCGGCTATTCACACCATGCTGACCCAGGCGAAGGCCGGCACCCTGGACCCTCACCTGGAGCGGATGCTACGTGCTGCCCATGATGGCCGTGGCCGTAAGGGCGATAGCCCATACCCATCTGTACGCAGCATCAAAGGCTGGCGCGCACTTGAAAAACAAGGGCAGCTTGCCCCGAAAACTGCGGTTAGCGCCGTGTTGGAAATTCCGGCCTGGGCCAAGTCTTTCCTGGATTACTGGCAAGTGCCTTCCAAACCGAGCGTATCCCATGCCTATGAGCAATTTGCACGGGATTGGACTGATAGCCCGGAAATGCTGCCATCAATTCACCAGGTGCGCCGCTTCATCGGCAAGTTGGGCACGGTCTCGCGGGAAACTGGTCGTATCGGCCCGCGTGAGATGAAGAACATCAAGCCCTTTGTCCGCCGTGATATTTCCGATCTGCTGCCGAATGACGTGTGGACAGCGGACGGCCATACCTTCGACGCCGAGGTACAGCATCCGCTGCATGGCAGGCCATTCCGCCCGGAAATCACAGCCATCATCGACGTGGCCACCCGCCGCATCATCGGCTGGAGCGTTGGCCTGGCTGAGTCTGGACTTGCTGTGCTGGATGCCATCACCCATGCGGTGACCCGTGAGGGCGTGATGGCGATCTTCTATGTCGACAATGGCTCCGGCTACAAAAACGACATGCTGCGCAATGAGTCGACTGGCGTGATGGGGCGACTTGGGGCCGACATGCGCTTTGCCCGCCCTTACAACTCGCAGGCTAAGGGTGCTGTTGAGCGGCTGCACCAGTCGGTATTCGTTCGCGCCGCCCGTGAGCTGCAGAGCTATATCGGTGCCGACATGGACCGCGAGGCGAAGTTGAGCCAGTTCAAGCTGACCCGCAAGGCCATCAAGGATGGTGGCAGCGTGAATCTGATCAGTTGGCCGAACTTCATTGCCTTCATCAACCAGCGGATTGCCGATTACAACGCCCGCCCGCATCGCGGCCTAAATGGCATCAGCCCGGACATGAAGCTGGCCGAATTTGTTGCCATGGGATGGGAGCCAACCCGCTTGCAGCCAGGCGAGGAAGCCTATCTGTTTCGACCACAAGTCGAGCGGACCATCAGCCGCTGTGAAATCTCTCTGTTCGGTAACCGCTATTTCAGCCGGACTCTGGAAGAGTTCCACGGCGAGCGCTTGCGTATCGGCTACGACGTGAACGATGCCAGCCGGGTCTGGGTGTATGCCGACGATGGCAGGCTTATTTGCACAGCGGAATGGAATGCCAACGTTCGCAGCTTCTTCCCTGTATCGGTGATTGAGCAGGCCAGAGAGAAACGCGCAGCTGGCAGAGCGAACCGCCTGCAGGTGCATCTGGAAGAGGTGCAAGCCGAACGACGCGGCCAACCGGTCATTGAGGCCCAGCAGGAAATTGTTATCCCAGGGCTGATCAGCGGCACTCGTGAGCAACTGGCAGAAGCCGCTGCGCTTGCCCGTGCCAAGCGTCAGCCACAGACCGCTGAGACACCTAGTCTGCGGGTGATTGATGTTGAACCGACCCCCGCACCCAGCAATGTCCTTAGCCTGCCGGATACTCCGGATGCCCGGTACCGCTACTTCTGCACCCTGCGCGACCGTCACCAGCGTGGCGAACCGCTGGGCGAACGTGAACTGGACTGGCTACTGAACAAATACGTCCGTACCAACGAATACCGAACCCTCAGCCAGCGCTGAGACCACAAAAAACAGGAGCCTAAACGTGAATCGCATTGCACCGATTGCCAACCTTGATCTTGTCAGCATCGCCATGAGCAAGCTGATCAACCGCCAAGACGGCCTACCCGGCCTGGGCGTTTACTACGGCCCTAGTGGTTACGGCAAGACCACCACCATCGTCGCTGTAGCCAACGAGACCCGCGCCTACTACGTCCAGATGCGCAGCGCCTGGGGCAAAAAAGCCCTGCTGGAAAAAATCGCCTTTGAAATGGGCATGCGACCTGCTGCCACTGTGTCAGCCAATCTGGATCTGATCTGCGAACAGATGTCGACCAGCCAGCGTCCGCTGATTCTTGATGAGGCCGACCATGCGGCCTCCCGCCCCGGCATGGTGGAGTTACTGCGCGATATCTACGAAGGCAGCCAGGCTCCGCTGATGCTGGTGGGGGAAGAAATGCTACCCAGCAAGCTGAAGAAATTTGAGCGGTTTCATGGTCGGGTGCTGGCTTGGGTGCCTGCGCAGCCGGTAACCATGAGCGATGCCCTGAAGTTGAAAGATATCTACAGCCCGGATATCGCCATTGCTGATGACTTGCTGGCGTATGTGGTCGACCTTGCTCACGGTTCTGTTCGTCGGCTTTGCGTCAACCTGGTGAACATCCAAGAGCACGCCATGTTGAATGGTCTGGACGCAATTGACCGGGCGACATGGGGTACCCAGCCGCTCTATACCGGCGATGCACCGAGAAGGGTTTAACGATGGCAGCGACAAAGCAAAAACGTCGCGGTGCCCACCTAGAAATGGTGGGGGGTAAGGGGGGGCGTCAGAGAGTTTGGGAAGCCATCCGGGCCAATCGTGATGGCTTCTATCTGGCAGACATATCCCGCGCTGCGAAGGTCGATCTGGCGACAGTGAGGACGTATGTGCAAGCACTCGAACGCGGCGGATTTATCCAGCAGTGCAATGTGACCGTAAAGCTGGCAGAGGCAAAGCAATTTGCCCTGGTCAAGGATAACGGCCTGGAAGCGCCGCGCCTGACCGCAGAGGGAAAGCCGGTTATTCAAGGGCTAGTCAATGAGGCGATGTGGCGAACCATGCGGATGGTACGCGACTTCAATTTTCACGAACTCGCGGCACTGGCCAGCACCACTGAAGTTTCAGTCGCACCAGGTACGGCCCGGACCTATCTGAAGCACCTGGCTACCGCTGGTTATTTGATTGAAATCGATAAAGGGCATGGCAAGGGTGCTGGTGGAATTCCTACCCGGTACCGCTTTAATCCAGCCCGAAACAGCGGGCCTCGCCCTCCGATGATCCAGCGTACCAAGTCAGTCTATGACCCCAATTTGGGCCAGGTCGTTTGGCAAGAGGAGCCAGATTATGACCACTGATTGGCTGGAAATATTGCGTACTGCCGTAGCCCAGCGTGGTCAGAAGCCGGTTGCTGCTGAACTGGGGTACTCCCGCACCACTGTCAGCCTTGTTTTAGCTGGCAAATATGCAGGGAAGACCGATGCGGTCGCCACGCAGGTGCTGGCTGTTCTGGCCACGGTGACCTGCCCATTCAATGGCCAGGAAATGACCATGGCTGATTGCCGCGCTTTCAGCAGCAGCCGTGCCCCGACACACCACCCGTTGAAACTGACGCACTGGCGGACCTGCCGCAAGTGCAAAAACTGCAGCAAAGGAGAGTGATATGCAAACCGCCGCCCCGCAGCGCCCAGTGCCTGCATTCCTGCCCATCAATGCCCTGATGCTGCAGGCCGTGAAAAAAGTGGAAGTGGTGATTCAGGAGCTGGGCCGTCGCGGCTTTGCCGTGGTCGGCATCGACATGAGCACTCCGTCGCGCCCCACCGTCCAGATCCAGACCAGTGCCCGCTGCGCCCAGTTGATTGAGTCGGGCCAGGCTGCTTACTACGGCTTTGGCCTGGGTGAGATTGGCCGCTATCGCGAAGGCCAATTCTGCCTGGATGGCTGCCGCGTGGTGTGGACCGAAAACGCTAACTGACCAGGAGCAAAACCATGAATACGCAACAGATTTTGAACGTACTGCAAGGGAGTCGCTTCGGTATGTCAGCCAAAGAGGTAGCCAAAGCAACCGGCCAACCTGCTGCAGACGTTGGGGCGGCGCTGTTTCAGATGGAGATCGCTGGCCAGGTGGGGAAACGTATGGTTGGCCGTGATTCCGTCTGGATCGTCAAGGTACAGACCAAGCCTGCGCAGAAAAAACGAGCTGCCCCGGTAGAGAAGGCACCACCCAAGCCGCTCCCGCTCCCAATGACTCGTATTCCTATCGCTGGACATGTGCAGTTGGATGTTACCGGAGGTCCGATCCGCCTCGGATTCTCCAACCTGAATGATCTGCAGGGCTTTATCAACAAATTGAATGAGGGGCAGTAGCCATGAAAAACCAAACCACTGAGACCAATGCAAACCGTGACTATCGCGCCATGCGCCGTGCAATGGGCATGAATCAGGCTCAGTTCTGGGGGGCTGTCAACGTGACCCAGTCGGGTGGCTCCCGCTACGAAAGTGGCCGCCAGGCTCCGGTCCAGGTAGACGAGCTGGTGCGTCTCCGCCATGAACTCGGCATTGATACCGCCCTGATCACCCCGGAAAACGCCGACCTGATTCGCGCCATTCTGGCTGGCACGCTGGATAGCAAGCTGCTGCTGCAAAACGCTAATCGCTGCCGTGATCTGCTGATTCACCTTGGCAATGGTGCTGTTGATCTGACCGAACTGGCTCAGTCGGTTTCTAACCTGATCGCTGGCCATCAGGAGACAGCAGAGGCCTTGCAGTAGCAATGACTAAGCAGGTCGAGTTGGATGAATCCACCAAAGCCAAGCTGCGGGCAGAGGTTGATCTGCTGGTGAGCATGGGGCATGACCGGGCAAGGGCAAAGCGGATTGTGTGGGATGACTACCTGGACGAGTTGGCAGCCTATACGGCGGCAGCTCAGCCAGTAGCCACTCCACCGGAGACAGAGCCAGTCCAGGAGCAGGAAATAGCGCTCCCAGCGCCGACAGCCCCTGATCCGGTTCTGCCCGGCCCAGAGCCACCGGCAAGAACCAGCCGGTTTTGGGACGCAAAGGAAGAACCCCGGCTAACACCGGAATGGCTGGAGCGAAACCGGCTGCAGCTGGCGAAAGTTAAACAGATTGTTGGAATGAGGAGCAGGTAATGCAAAACGCAACGCAAAACACCCCGAACGGCTACCGCAAGGATGCCAAGGGCCGTTTGGTACCGGTCGAATCAATCAAGGAGATCGACCTGACCCGTGATGCCCTGGTTGTCGAAATCGTCCAGAAAGCACTGGCTGTGAACAAGATGCTGGCTGACTTCAAGTCCGGCGTTTTTGCGGATATCCAGGCCTTCATTGAGCTTTCTGCTGAGCGGTACGGGGCAAAGATCGGTGGGGCAAAGGGCAATACCACCCTGGCCACCTTTGATGGCCACTACATGATCAAGCGTGCAGTCAGCGACACGCTCACCTTTGACGAAGGCCTGCAGGCCGCCAAAGCCCTGATCGACGAGTGCGTGCATGAGTGGACTGAAGGTGCCCGCAGTGAGATCCGCACCCTGATTAGCGATGCGTTCAACGTGGACAAAGAGGGAAAGATTTCCACCGGGCGCATCCTCAGCCTGCGCCGCCTGGAAATCCAGGACGAGAAGTGGCAGCGGGCCATGAATGCCCTCAGCGACTCGGTACGGGTGCAGTGTTCCAAGTCCTACATCCGCGTGTACGAGCGGATTGGCGATACCGACCAGTACCAGCCGATTCCGCTGGATATGGCTGGGGTGTGAGATGGGCCGAGTAGACAGCCTTATTGAACGGGTAATGCAGAAGCATCCCGGAACGAGCCAAGCAGCATTGCTGAAGTACTACGAAGAGGTCCACCAGGAGTTAGCCCCGTTGGCACGTCAATTAGAGGCCATGGTTGACCATGCGGAATTGCTGAAGGCAAAGGCGATTTCTGCAGACCGGATGGCAATCCTAAACAAGGTAAATGCTCTGATTCGCACCGGAGATCTGCCAGCGCGAGCACACAGTGAACGGAATGGAATGGTTCTCGCCTACAACGCGATCTATGAGTTTATCGCGGATCAGGACAAGGACGATGTTGGAAAGACGGATGCCGCCAAGCGTCAGTAATTGGCGGCTTCTGATCCGCAACCTCAGAACCGGAAACATCCCTTTCAAGTAGTTTTTACAACGCAGTACCAAGGAGAAAAGCATGAACAAGCAAGAGCTGATCAAACACGTAGCCGAACACGCTGAAGTGACTGCCAAGCAGGCCGAAGCCGTGATCAACAGCCTGACCACCACCATCCTGGACACCGTCCGTGCCGGTGGTGAGCTGCAAATCACTGACTTGGGCAAGTTCGGCAGTGTGGAGCGTGCCGCCAAGGCCGGCCGCAATCCCAAGACCGGTGAAACCATCCAGATCGCTGCCAAGCGTGCTGCGAAGTTCTCCCCGGCCAAGCGTCTGAAAGAGGCCGCAGCAGGCTAATCCGTGCGAAACCGCCCGCAAGGGCGGTCTGCCAGGCGTGGTGGCTTGGTACTGATGAGCAGCCGAGGAAAACATGGATAAACAAACAGCAATCGAAAAAATCAGGAAGTGCCTAGCCCTGGCCAAAAGCGCCAATGAGCATGAAGCCGCTGCAGCCCTTCGCCAGGCTCAAGCGCTGATGCGCAAGTATGGGGTGGAGGATGGCGACATCCTGATGGCCGAGGTAAGCGAGGCCAAGGTTAAAGCAGGTGCCAAAACCAAGCCTGTGAAGTGGGAAAGCCAGCTGTCCACCACGGTGGCCACCGCCTTTGGCTGCCGCAAGATTTTTGTCCAGGAATTGAAAGCAGGCTACTGGACGTTTATCGGCTGCGGCCCGGCAGCAGAGATAGCCACTTATGCCTACACCGTGCTGATGCGCCAGCTGCGCAAAGCCCGCAGTGAGTACCAGCAGACCCACTGTAAACGCCTTGTTCCGGCTAGTCGGACTCGCCGCGCCGATCTGTTCTGCGAAGCCTGGGTGGCTGGCGTTCGTCGCCAGATTGAGGCCTTTGCAGGCACGCAAGCCAACGAAGAAGCACTGGAGGTCTACATGGCCAAGGAATACCCGGACCTTGGCACCTTGGTTCCCAGGGATCGCCAAGCGGGAAAGAGTCTTCGCGATGGTGATGTGAATGCACGAGCAGCTGGCTGGAATGCTGGACGCAAGGCAACGCTGAATCATGGCGTCGACAACAAACCGTTGGCCATTGGTCAGTAACCGCCGAAAGAAACGACATGGGCAAGCTACAAGACCGTATCAATGAAATCGAACAAAAAGTCGCAATGGGTGAGCTGGACGCATTCCAGTGCTTTACCCAGATGCGCCAGCTGATTGATGTCTCCTGTGACCAGTCGGAATTGCTGCCCCTCTACCGCGAAGTTGTTGGACGAGTCGCCATTGCCCAAGACGCCAGAACAGTACTGCCGAATATGCGGTGCTGGTGGAGCAGAGAAAACATCCTCCGTATCGCGATGGACTTGCCAGACAAAGAAGGCCGCGCCTTCATCGGGCGCTGATAGAACCCGGTGTCGAGCCTGTTAACACAGGCTCCGCAACGTGTTTTAACCCTCAATGCAGCCGTGACCGGCCAGCCCCGATCAACTCACTGGGGTGCCGTCCTCTGATAAAGCCGGCATGGCCGGTCACGCGTGCATTGAGTTTGACCAGGAGAAGAACAATGACCGACAGACGCAAGGCGATGATCGCAAAGATCAAGATCGCCCAGCAGCAGCTGCAGATGGCTGACGACAGCTACCGCGCCATGCTGGCACGCCTGGCTGATGGCAAAACCAGCAGCACCAAGCTGACCCTGCAGCAGCTGGATGACGTGCTGGCCGAAATGAAGCGCCTGGGCTTTGTGCAAAAGCATGGCCGCCGTCCGCAGCCGAAGGACACCCGCGAAACCCTGATTGCAAAGGTTGAGGCCCAACTGGCAACCGCTGGCCGGCCCTGGGAGTACGCACATGCAATGGCCAAGCGTATGTACAAGGTCGAAAAACTGGAATGGCTGGATTACGAACAGCTGCAGGGGGTGATGGTCGCCCTTGTCTATGATGCACGCCGGAATGGGAGGCCCGTATGAACCGCAGTGACCACGAAATGGCAATGGCCCGTGCTGCACACCTGTTACCAGAAAATGCCCGCCAGCTCGTTGATATGCTAACGCTGGCCACCACACTGAAGCTGGTAGATGCCTACGGTGGCACACACTTCCCGATCCCGAAAACCGCCAGGCAGGAGGGACAATATTTTGCAGCACTGGCTGAAGCGGTAGGCGTCGATGCAGCGACCAAGCTGGTCAAGCGATATGGCAATACCAGGCTGTATGTGCCGAAGTGCGCTGCAGCACTGCGTGCCCTGCGTGATGCCAGTATCCGCGCTGACTATGACATGTCGTGCGGTGAGTTGGGGCATAATGCCACTGTCAATAATGTGCTGGTGCCGAAATACAAGCTGTGTGACCGCAGGATTGAAGAAATTCTAGCCAAAGCAGATGACCTGCTACCTGCGACTGCACAGGGCAGTCTGTTCTAGGAGAGTTGTCATGAAAATGGGTTCGATATCGGTGTTGGTAATTGCAGTGCTTGTGATCGGCTTTGGTGGTCATGCTTACAAGAAACACCAGGAAAAACAAAAGAACATCGAAGAGGCTGAGCAAGTACTCGCAGAACTGAAGAGTCTGGAGCAGCCCTACAAAGACTTTATCGAGCAATCGAGACTTGCCTCTGCAACACCAAGAGTACAACTATCTCCTGTCGTCGCCAGGATGCAGGACACTCTGAAGGTCGTTGCAGAAATGCATAGCAGTGGTTGTGCGATGGGAGTTCAGGTGACCCTTCGCCAATCAATTGAGAACATGAAGGATGGCTTTCTGTCTTTTATGGCGCACGACGATATAAAGTCAGATGCACAAACTTCGGTTGCAACATCTCAAATATCCGAATACCAGACATCTGCAGAGGCTTGCGCGATAGTAATGAAGAAACGGCTGGAAGATTTACAAAAGTAATACCCGACACTTAAAAGCCCCGCATAAGCGGGGCTTTTCTATTGGGGCAGGCATTTAGGTGTTATGGGATGTATTTGACTACCCCAAACTTCATCCGACGGACACCTGCTGTCATGTACAAACTGGGTGAAGTTTGAACCACACCTGTCATGGATTCGCTGTTACCTACTTCAATTGCGGCATCCCCACCCCGCTCTTTCACCTCCTTCGCGACGGCACTTCGGATCATGGATTCATCACCAACACCGCTGCCGATTTCACTCACGACGATACCAATCAGCCTGTACTTCTGTGGTGGCGAACCATTAGCCCAAAAGTCGACTCCATTGACGGTGACTTTTGTACCACCATGCCCCTCATAGATTGAGGTTTTCCCCTCATAAGGCTGGAAGTCGACAGACGCACACCCAGCAAGAAACAAGCCGAGTAAAGCCGAAACGAATAGGCGCATTTTTATCTCGTATGGTTAGGTGCAAAGCCGTTTGCATTTTAGTCACATGGCATTGAGTGCGATAGTGCCGAGATCATGCTGGCAGTACCCATAAGTCAGCAATTACCGAACCCCTTCCCAATCTGCCCACCTCCTGATTTTCCCTACGATTTGCCTCATGTCTCGCATGAGGAAATATCGTGTCCCGCACCATCAACCTAATTGTCATCCACTGCGCCGCCAGCCCCAACGGCAAGGTACTCGGCTCCGCGTCTAAATCGGCTGCAGCCGTCATTGACCAGTGGCATGCCCAGCGCGGCTTTCACCGCCAGCCGGCCGCTATTGCCGCTTACAACCCCGACCTCAAGGCCATCGGCTACCACTTTGTCCTGGACGTCGACGGTACCAAGGCCGCCGCCCGCGCCCTGGATGAAATCGGCGCGCATGTGGCTGGCCACAATGCCAACTCCATCGGCATCTGCATGGTGGGCACGGATCAGTACAGCACCGCGCAATGGGGTGCGCTGGCCAGCCTGGTGAAGGCTCTGCTGGCCAAGTATCCGGGCGTGCCGGTGGTTGGTCACCGTGATTTGTCCCCAGACAAGAATGGTGACGGCACGGTGGAACCCCGCGAATGGACCAAGACTTGCCCCGGCTTCACCGTTGCCGCCTGGCTGGCTGCCGGCATGAAGCCACAGCCCACAAATACCCTGGCCAGCTGATGCACCGGCCGCTCATTTACCTGTTGTTGCATGCCCTGGCAGCCCACCATCTCCCGTTATCCCGGTGGCGGGTGGCTGGTAGCCAGTCCGCCCCGGTAGGCCATCGTGGCCATAGTGGTGTGGCCCAGGCCAAGCGTGCAGCAGCAAAGCGAAGGAACCGCCGTCGTGCAACTCGCTGACATCCTCACCAACCCGGTTACCCAGCGCCTGTCGCAGAGCAAGCTCTGCATCGCAGTCGCCCTGGTGGCCACCACTTTTGCCCTGGTCTGGGAGGTGGTGCATGGCCGCGCCACGGAATGGCTGTATGGGCTTTATCTGGCCGCATGGGTAACCCATGCCCAGGCCAGCAAGCGGGCCGCCATTGCCCGTGATGCCTTGCCCACTCCGGCAGCAGGAGACGCGCCATGAACCTGTCCATCCCGCTTATCCCGACCTGGGTAAAGGCTGTCGCCATCGGGGCCGGCCTGGCATTCATCACCTACCAGGTGCATCAGCACGGCGTCGAATCGGGTGCCACTGCCCAGCACAAGGCAGATGAAACCATCCGCAGCAACCTGGTTGCTGACTACGAAAAGCAGCTGGGTAAGTTCAAAGACCAGTGGGCCGCTGAGCTGGCTACAGCCCTGCGTGACAAGCAGACGCTGGAACAGCAGGCCAACCAGGTCGGTGCAGCTCTGCTGGAGACCCGCGCCCAACTGGTCCGTACCCAGCAGCAACTGAAACAGGAGATTCCCCATGTCGTACAAGCTGATGGCCCTCGCTGGACTGGTATTGGCCCTGCAGGGCTGCGTCTCTACGCCCAAAACCTCGGCTACCCCCTCTCCAGTGGTGATCCGGGTCTGCCCGCAGCCAACCCCGGAGATGCTGCAAAAGCCGATCAAGCCGGCAGCGCCGGAGCCGGGCTATCACCCACAGACCTCCTGACGCACTCGGCGGATTACGGCCAGTGGTGCCAGAAGCTGGAGCAGCAGCTGGATGCCTTCATCACCCTACATACCAAGGACGCGCCATGAATAAAGAAAACAGCAATTTTCACGACTGGTATGAGGCGCTGAAGGCTTATGCCCGGAAAAAAGGCGGTAGCGCGGCTGATGTGGATGCCTGGCGTGAGGACTATGAAGCCGGAAAGTCCGTTGAGCAGGCTTGGTTTGACGCGTGGGGTGAGTAATGACCGACCTGACAATTCAAAACGAGCAAGGCCAGTTGATGGAGTCCCTGGAAATCAAGGGCGCAGCGCTGGCGGCTGTCGTCGGCCAGATTGCCCGCCTTGGTGGTGATGCGGAGTGTGCAAAAGAGGCTGCAAAACGGCTGTCCGAAGCACTGTACTGGGCAGACCGGGCGATGGGGGCCTTTGATGGATCCGTTTGATCGTGCCCAGAAGCAGGAGCTGGACGAGCGCGAAGGCCACATTGCTGCACGCCAGGCACTGGTCCCGCATGGTCCGCCAGCCACGCATTGCATTGATTGCGGGGTCGAAATTCCGAAAGAACGTCAGGTCGCGGCACCCGGCCTGCGCTGTACACGTTGTCAGAGCGCCGTTGAGCGCCGAAATGGGGGAAACCGGTGACGGTCACTGTTGAATTTTGGTACCTGGTCGGCCTGCTGCTGGGCTTCCTTGGCGTGGTGTTTACCTTCGGCAAGCTATTGCTGGGCGAGATTGAAAAGCGCCTTGACCAGCGCTTCCAGACCATTGATGCCGCTAACAAGGCAGCAGAGCTGCGTCTGGATCAGCGGTTCCAGGCGATTGATGAAGCAAACAAAGATGCCAGCAAACACTGGGACACCCGCTTTGCCGAGCTGATGGAACAGAACCGGCGCGAGGCCGACGGTTGGCAGCGCATCGAAAAAGACTTCCTGCGCTTCCAGGCCGAGCTGCCGCTGCAGTACGTGCGCCGGGAAGACTACGTACGCAACCAGACCGTGATCGAGGCCAAGCTGGATAGCCTCGCCCTCAAAATCGAAAACGTCCAATTGAAAGGACAGCAGCAATGAATATCGACGAAGCCAAAATCCGCCGTGAGAGCCTGCGCTGGTACCTGGTGCTGGCAGCATATAACGCCCGGCCAACCGAAGTCGTCGAAGACGTCATCCAGCAAACCATGCGGTCCCTTTACCCCGATGTATCGCCGCTGGAGGTACGTAAGGAGCTGGATTATCTGGAAGACCGCGCCATGGTGAAGCTGCGCAAGGAGCCATCGGGCCGCTGGTGGGTGGATGTCACCCGCTATGGTGTCGACCTTGCCGAGTACACCATCGACTGCCAACCCGGCATCGCCCGCCCCGAAAAGTACTGGTGAGCGGACATGGCTGCACGCAATAGTGTTTCCATGCTGCCGGCCGAGGTGCGTGCCTGGCTGGACCAGTCCCTGGTCGATGGCAATTTCAGTGGCTACCAGGCACTGGAGGAGCTGCTGCGCGACAGGGGCTTCAGCATCAGCAAGTCCGCCATCCACCGCTATGGCCAGAAGATTGAACGCCGCTTCGCCGCCATCCGTGCCAGTACCGAAGCCGCCAAGCTGCTGACCCAAGGTGCGTCGGATGATACCGACACCCGCTCCGAAGCGTTACTCGCCCTGGTACAGACCGAGCTGTTTGAATCCATCGTCAACCTGCAGGAAGCCGGGGACGAGGATGTCTCCAATGAAGACCGGATAGCCATTTTGTCCAAGGTGGCCAAGAACATCGCCACCTTGAGCCGGGCTAGCGTGAACCAGAAGAAATTCCGCCTGGAAGAGCAGGCCCGCATCGAGCAGAAGGCCCGCGCTGCGTTGCTGGCCGAGCAAGAGCAGAAGCTGGAAGAGCTGCGTGGCTCGGATGGTATGTCGGAACAGATGGAAAGCAGCATCCGCCGCATCCTGCTGGGTAAAGAGTGATGACTGAAACCGTACAGCAAGCCCCGTTAAAAGCCCTGGGCAGCCCGCGCAAAATTAACCTGGCCGAGGAGCTGGAGCTGGCCGGGGTTGTGGTGCCGCAGGAAGTTGCCGAGGCCATCCCGGCCGAGCAGCCGGTTTTTCTGCCTTACCAACAGCGCTGGTTTGAGGACGAGTCCCAGATCATGATCGCGGAGAAGTCACGCCGTACCGGTCTGACATGGGCAGAAGCCGGCCGCAACGTGGTAAAGGCCGCCCGGCCGCGCCGCCGCCAGGGCTGCAATACCTTCTATGTGGGCAGCAAAAAGGAAATGGCGCTGGAGTACATCGCCGCCTGCGCGCTGTTTGCCACGGCCTTCAATGAGCTGGCCCGCGCCGACGTGTACGAGCAGACCTTCTGGGATGAGGGCCGGCAGGAGGAAATCCTCTCCTACATGATCCGTTTCCCGAAGTCGGGTTTCAAAATCCAGGCACTGTCCAGCCGTCCGTCCAACCTGCGCGGCCTGCAGGGTGACGTTGTGATTGATGAAGCGGCATTCCATGAATCCCTCGAGGAGCTGCTGAAGGCGGCGTTGGCGCTGACAATGTGGGGCAACAAGGTACGGCTGATCAGCACCCATAACGGGGTCGAAAACCTGTTCAATGAGCTGATCCTGGAAGCCCGTGCCGGCAAGCGCGACTACAGCATCCACCGGATCACGCTTGACGATGCCATTGCCGATGGCCTGTACCAGCGCATCTGCTACGTCACCAATAAGGAATGGTCAGCCGAGGCCGAGGCGAAGTGGCGTGCCGATCTGTACAAGAACGCCCCGAACCCCGAGTCGGCCGACGAAGAGTACGGCTGCGTCCCCAAGAATAGTGGCGGCAACTGGCTGTCCAGCCTACTGATTGAAAAGCGCATGTCACCCGACACCCCGGTGCTGCGCTATGAGTGCCCGGCAGGCTTTGAACTGGAGCCGGACCATGTCCGCGCCAGCCACTGCCAGGACTGGATTGACTCGGTGCTGCAACCGGAGCTGGACAAGCTGCCCAAGGGCGTCCGCAGCTTTGACGGTGAGGACTTTGCCCGTAGCGGTGACTTGTCGGTTCACGTTCCGCTGATTGAGATGCAGAACCTGGTCAAGCGCGTGCCATTCATCCTGGAAATGCGCAATGTGCCCTTCCGCCAGCAAGAGCAAATCACCTTCCACCTGCTAGATAACCTGCCGGGCTTTGCCGGTGGCGCATTCGATGCGCGGGGTAATGGCCAGTATCTGGCTGAAGTGGCCATGCAGCGCTACGGGGCGGATCGCATCCACCAGGTGATGCTGTCGGAAAGCTGGTACCGCGAACACATGCCCCCGGTCAAAGCTGCCCTGGAAGATGGCGACCTGGACGGGCTGCCGAAGGACAAGGATGTGCTGGCCGACATGCGCGCCGTGCAAATCATCAAAGGGGTGCCACGTATTCCGGACACCCGCACTACCGGCGCTGACCTGGGCAAGCGCCACGGTGACGTGGCAGTCGGAGTCGCCCTCGCCGTGTATGCGTCCCGTGTGATTGATGCTGCGCCGCTGGCCACCAGGGGCTACAAGTCCATCCCTCGCGGGAGCATGGCCATGTCAGCCCGATTCGGGCGCGGCACCTGGTAACGAAACGGAGTGCAAAACATGCCGCAAATTGTGGATCACAACGGCCAGCCGATTAACACCGGCCTGCTCAAAACCACCATCGCTACCCCGACCACCACCGGGGTGCGTCAGATCATTGCCTCGGCCAGCCATGGGCTTGACCCGGAGCTGCTGGGCAACATGCTGCGCCAGGCAGTGAATGGGGATGCCAGCGCCTATCTGCGCCTGGCTGAGGACATGGAAGAGAAGTACCTGCATTACGGCTCGGAACTGTCGACCCGTAAGCGCGCCCTGGTTGGCCTGGAGCTGTACGTGGAGCCTGCCGGCGACGATGCCGTCAGCCTACGTGCTGCCGAGCTGGTGGAGCAGGCACTGGCACCGATCAAAGAAAACCTGTTCGATATCCTGGATGCCATCGGCAAGGGTTTCAGCGTCCATGAGATCGACTGGGAAACCAGCGCCAAGCAGTGGATGCCTGTTGGTTTGTCCTACCTACAGCCCTACTGGTTGCAGATCCGGCGCGATGAGCCGGAAACGCTCTACCTGCGCTCGGACAGCAATATCTATGGCGATGCGCTGGCCCCGTACAAATTCATCACCCACAAAGTCAAGGCAAAGTCGGGCGTGCTGATCCGGGGAGGCCTGGCGCGCATGGCCTGCTGGGCGTTTCTGTTCAGCAATTACGCAATAAAAGACTGGGTGACATTTGCCGAGGCATATGGCCAGCCGCTGCGGGTGGGCACGTACGATGTATCCGCTACCCCGCAGGACATTGAAACCCTGTTGATGGCCCTGCGCAGCCTGGGCACCGATGCGGCGGCCGCCATCCCCAAGAACATGGAGATCGACTTTGTCGACGCCGGCAACAAGACGGCCTCGGTTGATATCTATGCCCGGCTGACCGAGTACTTCGACAAGCAAACAAGCAAGATCGTGTTGGGCCAAACCTTGTCGACTAATACCGGTGGTGCAGATGGCGGTGGGGCTTATGCCCTGGGCAAGGTACACAGCGAGGTGCGGGAAGACATCCTGGAGGCCGACGTCCAGCAGCTGGAAGCCACTCTCAGCCGTGACTACGTCAAGCCGGTGGTCGACCTCAATCTGGGCGTCCAGTCGGCTTATCCGACTATCAAGCTGCGGATCAACAAACCGGAAGACCTGACTGCGCTGGCCGGGGTCGTCGACACCCTGGTACGCGCTGGTCTGCCAGTCAGCCAGGAATCGACCTATACCCGTTTCGGGCTGGAACGCCCCAAACAGGGCGAGGCGATACTGGTACCGGTGGATGCCCCGGCCCAGCAGGCGATGAATCGCTATCGTGCGATGAATGCCCAGCAGCCGGGTCAGACTGCTGACCCGATGGCACCGCTCCTGGAGCAACTGACCAGTAAGACGGCGGACCCGATGGATGCCATGCTGCAGGTGATTCGCCAGGCGCTGGCCGATGCCCCGGATCTGGAGTCCTTCCAGGCGTGGCTGACCGGTGCCTTTGGTGACCTGCCAACCACTGAGCTGCAACGGGTGATGAATACCGCCTTCAGCCTGGCTGAGCTGTCCGGTCGCTACGAGGTGAGCAATGGCCGATAGCGCGGCTCCGCTGACTGCGGTCTTCAAGCAGCCCTGGCAGACGCAGCTGGACTATTTTCAGCAGAAGCTGAACCTGCCGACTGAGCAATGGACCGACATCATGAAGGCGCAGCATGACCGCTCCTTTGTGGTGGCCGGGGCCATGGCCAGCGACTTGCTGGAGGATCTGCGGCAGGCAGTAGGCAAAGCCATTGCCGGTGGCAGTACGCTGGCCGACTTTCGGCGCGACTTTGACCAGATCGTGGCCACGCATGGCTGGGACTTCAAAGGTGGCCGCAACTGGCGCACCCGTGTCATCTACCAGACCAACCTGCAGACCAGCTATGCCGCAGGCCGCTACCAGCAACTGACCGACCCGGACATGCTGAAGGTGCGGCCGTACTGGCGCTATGTGCACTCCGACTCGGTACTGCGCCCCCGGCCGCAGCACCAGGCATGGAATGGGCTGATCCTGCGCGCTGACGATCCTTGGTGGAACGTTCACTACCCGCCCAATGGCTGGGGCTGCCAATGCACCGTGCATGCGGTTTCGTTGCAAGAGCTGCGTGACAAGTACGGTAAGGACGGCCCGGATACTGCACCGGTCATTCAGACACGCAGGGTGGAGCAGGACGATGGCAGCGTGGTCTATGTGCCGGATGGTATCGACTTCGGCTGGGACTATGCGCCTGGCCAGGCCTATGTCGGCAAGCTGCTGCTGGACAAGGCCGCGACGACCTCGGCCCGGATCGGTGCGGATGCTATCCAGAGTGCGGTCAACAATATCGACGCCCTGGACAAGATCATCCAGGAGCGCTGGCAGCCGCTAGTGCAGCAGATCTACCCGGACCCGGCCAGCTACCGGCCGACAAAGCAACGCTTCCACATCGGTGCACTCTCGCCGCAACTGGTCGACAAGATAGAACAGGCCACGGGCGATCCGCTGGCCACGGCCGTGGTGTCGGTCGACGATGCAGAGGTCAAGCATGCGCTGCGCGATACCGGGGCAAAAGCGGACAAGCGGATTGCGCTGGACGATGCAATGCAGACCGTCGTCGGCATGTGGGAGCCGGAGCGCGTTTATCAGCAGATTGATCATGGCAAAGAGGAGCCTGTTTATCTGGCAGTCTGGCAAGCAGCTGATGGCAGCCGGCATGTTAAAGCAGCGATTAACGTGAACTACCGGACCAAGGACAAGGATGCATCAGGGAAGCGCTATACCTTGCAGACAAACACGTTGCTGACCCTGGGCTATGTGGACCTGCGGGATTTGGATAATCCACAGCTTTACAAGCGGATTCTATAGAAGGAGGGAAACCGTGCCGGCAGGGACGCCACCCCCCTGCGTGTGCACGCCCTTTCGGGGTTGCAATACGTACAGCGCTATTTCACGTATTCCAGCACGGTATATTCATTATGAGTGACAACAGCTTTGAAATCCAAGTCATCAACGACAGTGTCGGCCAGGCACTGGGTCAACTGTTGGCCCAAGCCCACAACCTGCGTCCGGCCCTGCTGGACTTTGCAGAATGGGCTAAGGCCGAGACGGACCAGCGCTTTGCCGACCAGGCGGACTGGCATGGCCAGCCCTGGGCACCTAATGCCGAGCTGACCTTGGCCAACTACCTGCGTAACCATGGTGGCAGCAAGAACTTCAAAAAGGACGGCAAGCTGAGTGCTGCAGGCACCAGGCGGCTGGCTGCCAAACGTATCCTGCAGGTGGACGGTACGCTGCGCCGGGCTGCATTCAGCTACGACGCAACCAGCGACAGCCTGCGCTTCGGCCCCTGGGGCAATGGCCTGGACGCCTATGCCGCAATCCAGAACTTTGGTGGCAAGGCGGGCCGGGGACTCAAAGTCACCATTCCCATGCGCCAGTACTTGCCGGTCGATGTCGACGGCACACTGGCCGCCCCTGCAGAAGCCAAGTTGCTGGACATACTGGCCACCCATTTCCAGCAAAGCTGACTTTCCCCATAAACCGCCCTTGGCGCATGCGTAGTGCAGGTAGACTGCTAAGGGTTGGTAGTAATGGGGTAAAACGCCGTCTACCCCCGTTAACGCGTGTTAATTCCTAACTCAGACAGCCTTCCGCCCGCTGCATCCGGTCAATCTGCGCATTTACCGAACCCCTTCCCCCGTTTTTGTCCCCACCAGGCTGCGCACAATGCAGCCCATGAAGCTCATTCCCGAAGACGTTATCCGTGCACTCAACAGCCTGCAGCCTGATGGCCTGCAGCGGGCGAGCTGCGCCATCGCGCTCTCCATCGCCCTGGCGCTGGGGTCGAATGGTGAGCCGTCTGAGTGGTGCCAGGTCATTCCGGCCGGCACGTTCATGGGCCGTGATGGCCGTGGACCGTGGCATACCGACACCGCCGCCGTGCTGGCCGACTTTGCAGCAAACCAGGCGAAGGGCATTGATCCGGTGGTCGACTACGACCACCTCAGCATGGTGTGCCTGCAGACCGGCCAGAAAGCAGAGGCTGCGGGCTGGATCAAGCAGCTGGAAATCCGGGATGGAGAGACCTGGGCGCGCATTGAATGGAATGCCGACGCCGTTCAGGTGATCACGGCCAAGAAATGGCGCTACCTGTCACCCGTCTTCGATTTTGATGCCAGCGGCCGCGTGGTCCGCCTGGTCGCCGTGGGGCTGACCAACCAACCCAACCTGTTTTTACGTGCCCTCAACTCACAGGAGAACCGCATGGACCCGATTGACCAGCTGCTGCAGGAGCTTGGTATCAGCATCAGCGATGCCATGGATGCAGCCGGCAAACTGTCTGCCGCCTTGAATGCCATCAAGACGCTGAAGGACATCAGCAATTCGACCCAGACCGCCATGAATAGTCTGCGCCAGGTTACCGGTGCCGCTGCCGATGCCGACCTGAAGGCAGTAACCAACAGCATCATGACCGGCTTTGTACCCAAGGCCGAATACGAGCGCGTGGCCAATAGCTTGCAGCAGCTGCAAGCCGGCACTGCTGCCGCCGAAGTCGACAAGGCGCTGGATGAAGCCATTGCTGCCGGCAAGATCACGCCAGCCAGCCGCAACTTCTACCAGGCCATGTGCAGTACCGACATGAAGGCCTTCAAGGACTTTGTGAAATCCGCCCCGGTCGTGGTGCAGCCCGGTACCGAAACCACCACACGCGCCGCCAATAGCAAGCATGACAACCAGCAGGCTGGCGACAACCCGCTGATTGCCAACGCCAAGGCCCGCGCCGGCACCAAGTAACCCGATACGGCCCTTGGCCAGAAAAGGACAGTCATGGAATCCCTGACGATCAATCAGACCCTGCCGCCCCAGATCCCGCTGGTGGGTGAGCCGGATGAATGCTGCGAAACCCTGGCAGTCGGCCCGGCCGCACTGCCGGCCGGCACCATCCTGGGTGTGGCCACGCTGGACGATGAGCTGGCCGTGCCCTGGCATGTTGGTGACGACCCGCTGGCTTTCGTGCTGGGCGTGACCCGCCACGCGCTGCCGGCAGCCGATGCCGGTGTCACCTCCCGCGAGGTGGGTACCGTGGCCGGCGATTGCCTGGTGGCGCTGGATACGCTGCCGGAGCTGCAAGCGGCACAGGCATCCGCCCCGGCCAAATACCGTCACGTTTACCGCCAGCTGTCGGCACGTGGCATCCGCATCACCGAGCGTGCCGGCGACTAAGCGTCACCCGCTGTCACGACCTCAAGCAAAGGAAAACTGAGCCATGCCTCAATCTATCGCTGATCTGTTGAAAGATCCCGCGTTCTCCATCGCCAGCCTGACCGAATCGATCAAGCTGCTGCCGAATACCTATTCCAAGGTAGGCCAGTCCGGCATTTTTGTGCGCAAGGGCGTGAATTCCCGCACCATCGCCCTGGAATATGCCGGTGGCCGACTCCACCTCCTGTCCAATCAGGACGTGGGTAGTCCGGGCCAACGCACCAAGCGTGACAAGAAGAACGTGCGGTTCTTCGGGGTACCGCACATCCCGCACGATGACACCATTCTGGCGGCCGAGATCATGGGCTCTCGCGTCTTTGGCGGCAACGACACCCTGACGGTGGCCGACGTCGCCAATGTGGTGAACGACCATCTGCAGGACATGAAGGTCCGTCACGACCTGACCCAGGAGTGGATGATGCTGGGTGCCATCAAGGGCAAGATTGTGGATGGTGACGGCGAACTGATGTACGACCTGTACAAGGAATTCGGCATCCAGAAGAAGGTGATCGAATTCAAGCTGTCTGACCCGGCCTTCAATGTGAAGCAGGCTTGCATGAACGTGTGCCGTCACATTGAAAAGAACCTGCTGGGTGATGTGTCCACCGGGGTCAAGGCTTGGGTGGATGCAGAATTCATGGATGCACTGACTGTCCATCCGAACGTGGAAAAGGCATTCCAGGGCTGGGCCGCTGCCCAGGAAAATATCGGCGGGGACGTGCGCAACGGCTTCAAGTTTGGCGGTGTGACCTTCGAGGAGTACACCGGTGAAGTCCCGACTGCTGATGGCAAGAGCACGGTATCCCTGATCAGCGAAGGAGCTGGCCATGCCATTCCGCTGGGTACCCGCCAGACCTTCCTGATGTATGACGCGCCGGGTGACTTCATGGAAGCCGTCGGCACCCTGGGCCAGCCGTACTACGCCAAGATCAGGAATACCGATTTTGACCGTGGTGTGGATGTCCATACCCAGTCTAATCCGCTGCCGTTGTGCGCCCGTCCGGGTGTGCTGGTGGAATTGAAACTGACTTGATAACGCCGTGAGGCGATAGAGAGACAGCGACCGGGTGGGTGCGCTAACACCCACCCGGACAGCTGACCGCAGACCAAACCTGCAGGCCAACCCGAGGCTGCCACTTTCAGCGCTGAAAGCCCGGCAATTCTAACGGGTTTTAACGACCTTGCAGAGACATGACCGATATTCGCTGTGGCCATTGCGGCCGGAAAATGGCCGAAGGCCAGTACATTACCCTCAGTATCAAGTGTCCGCGCTGCCGGACACTCAATCATTTCAAGGCCACGAGCCACCCACCAGCGCACCAGGGCGTGCCAGACAGGACATCGCCTGATGCAAACCCTTCCGATCATTCCCTGGATAGGCGGTAAGCGCCGCCTGGCCAAACACATCCTGCCGCTGTTCCCGGAGCATACCTGCTACGTGGAACCGTTCTGCGGAGCAGCGGCCCTGTACTTCATGAAGAAGCCCGCCAAGGTCGAGGTGTTGAACGACATCTCGGGCGAACTGGTGAACCTCTACCGGGTGGTGCAACACCACCTGGAGGAGTTTGTACGCCAGTTCAAGTGGGCGCTGATCTCGCGGGAAATGTTCAAGTGGCTGCAGATCACGCCGGAGGTCATCCTCACGGATATCCAGCGGGCAGCCCGCTTTTACTACCTGCAGAAGATGGCGTTCGGCGGCAAGGTCAGTGGCCAGACCTTTGGCACCGCCTCCACCAGTCCGCCCCGGATGAACCTGCTACGCATCGAGGAGGAGCTGTCGGCTGCGCACTTGCGCCTGGCCCGGACCTACGTCGAGCACCTGGACTGGAAAACCTGCATCCAGAAGTACGACCGCTCCCACACCCTGTTCTATGCTGATCCGCCGTACTGGCAGACGGCGGGCTATGGCCTGTCGTTTCCGTTTGAAGAGTACCAGGCGCTGGCCGCGCTGCTGCGCAGCTGCAAGGGCAAGGTGATCTTGAGTATCAACGACCACCCGGATATTCGTGACGTGTTCGCGGGTTTCAGGATGGAGCAGGTGGCCATCCAGTACAGCGTGAATCCGAAGAAAGGGAAGTCCAGCGCGGAGCTGATCATTTGCAACTGGTAGGTGTGAGGGAGGAGAGGTGGCCAGGATGTTTTCCTGGCCAGCCTGCTACTTGTAATAGGTATCTGCGATCTCATTGAAGGATTCGGAGGCAAAATAGGCTGTGATGGTTTTAACCTCTACGTAACGACCACATCCATGCTGATCAACGTTTCCGTTACCCAAACGATTAGCAATTTCATCGTCACCAATAAAGGGGGTGACATTCTTATCATGTAGATAGTCAACATACAGAGTGATGTTATTTGTCTTGTCATCAACGAACACATTGCGAACTTTCACAAAGTGATCTCGACCCTCTGCGCCAAGTAATGATTTCAGTTCTACTTCAAGATCAATGACTTCTTGAACGGCATCCCTGACTGAGGGCAAGTAACCCTTGTGAAGGAGTCCATTCGTGCGAGTGTTTGCAATAAAAAATTGAGACTCATCAGTAGTCGTACCGATCACTGTCGAGGGCTTTTCAGTTCTATGAATTTCGATGGACATGGCCTCACCTTGGTCTTGATGGATTTGTCATCACTGCTTGGCCACAAATTGTACCCATATCCATCTGTCTGCCGAACCCTTTCCTGCCTTTTTTGCACTCCCCATGCCCGCACAATGCGGGCATGACTACTTCTACCCCCTACATCACCCAGCAAGGCCTGGAAGACCGCTTCGGCCGTGAGTTCCTGCTGCGTGTCACTGACCCGACAAATACCGGGGAAGTTGACCAAGGCAAGGTATCCCGCGCCATCGGGGACGCCACCGAGCTGGTCAACTCCTATCTAGGCAAGCGCTACACCCTACCGGTGCCGTTTGTTCCTGGTGCGCTGGAGCGTGTGGCCGCTGACCTGGTGCGCTACTTCATGTACTCCAGCCAGCCAGGTGAAGAAGTGACCAAGCGCTACGACGACGGGGTGAAGTGGCTCAAGGACGTAGCTAATGGCGTGGTGTCGCTGGGCTTGCCGGTGCCGGAAACCCCGGCCAGCTCCACTGGCAAGGTGGTCATGTCCGGCCCGCGCCGCAAATTTACCCGCCGTAGCATGAGGGACTACTGATGCGACCCGACCACCTCGCCCTGGGCAAACACATCGTCGCCCAGCTCAAGGCCCAGATCAGTGATGTCCGCCAGATCGTGCAGCGTGGCGAGTTGACCGATGTGACCAGTGGCGAGCAGGTCTCGCCGTCGTTGTATGTGATCTATGTGCGGGATGTCATTCCGGGTGATGGTCAGTCGCAGGAGGGCCAGAACCACATCCTGCAGCAGTGGATGGTGGTGGCCGCTCTCCAGGGTAGTGCCGACCAGATGCTGGCCAAGGCCGGGGAGCTGCTGGCCAATGTGCGTGCTGCACTGTTGGGCTGGACCCCGGATGCCGGGCTGTATGACCCGCTGCATGCGTCCACACCGCCTGCCGCCCTCTACGCGAGCGACTGGGGCTATTTCCCGCTGCTGTTTACCGCTGATTTCTACGCATGAAAGGAGACTCCATGGCATCGCAACAAAAAGAGCGTGTCGAGCTGATTGTGGAGCACAAGAACGCCGGCACGACCTACCCAGCCGGCGAAGAGCTGGACGTATCACCCAGCACGGCCGACTGGCTGTACCGCAACAACATTGCCAAGCCGGCAACGGCCAAGCAGTCCACCCCCACTTTCACGGAGCCTGAAGCATGAGCTACGCACCCGTCATTCTATCGACTGAAAAACACTCTTACTCGGTCTCCGGCCAGATCATGATGGCGGAGTATGGTGTCCCCAAATACACCCCGTTTGCCATGTGCGAATCGGCTGACCTGACCATTGAGCAGGAAACCCAGGAGCTGGCGGACTCGTACACCGGTCAGGGCAACTACGACAAGCTGTACTCGGTGAAGTCGGTATCGCTGGATCTGAAAGTGACCACTTTCCAGCCGGAAATCATTGCCGAAATGACCATGGGCGTGGCCAATGCCCGTGCCGAACAGACCATTTCCGATGAAGTCCAGACCGCCTTCAAGGGTGTCCTGGTACCGCTGGAACATCTCGGTGCCGGTGACTTTCAAGTGAGCCCTGAAGCTGGTGGCCAGCCGTATATCGCGGGCAAGGACTACTTCCCGACCGCTGCCGGCATCATCCCGCTGGCCGGTGGCGGTATCGCAGACGGCACAAAGATCAAGGTCAGCTACAAGGCACTGGAGGCCAATGTGGTCGAGTGGCTGGCCGGCTCCCAGAAAGAGCGCTCGCTGATCTTCCATGGCGTGAACAAGGCCAGCCGCAAGCAGGTAGTGATGGAAGTGTTCCGGGGCAAGTTCGGCTTTGCCGACAAGTACTCCATCCTGGGCAAGGATTTCCGTAGTGCCGGCCTGAAATTCGAGGTACTGGCTGACCCGCTGCAGACCGGTGACGGCTTGTCCCAGTGGGTACGTGAAACCCTGCTGAAGTAAGCCATCCACCATTACCGATGGGCGCAGCCTGGCTGCGCCCTGGAGCTTGTCATGCGTATCGAAAAACCCACCCCTATCGGTGACCACGTCATCACCATCCGCGAACTGACAGTCGCGGATATTCGTGCATTGCTGGTTGAGTCCATGCAGCAACATGGCGATGTCGGGCTGATCCCGGCGCAAGCTGATCTGGTGCTGAATGCCACCCTGTTGCCGGATCTGCGACTGGACGAGCTGCGCGCCATGGCCCCGATGGAGCCTGAGCTGCTGGATAGCCTGGCTGACTCCGAGCTGCAAACACTGCGCGACAAGTGCCGGGAGTTGAACCCGCTTTTTTTCGGCATGAAGGCGCGGCTGGAACAGGCGCAGGCCAAGGCGGAGATGATCGCCCTGGCCCAGCTGAACAGCTAAGCCAGCTGGAAACCAATCTGGGCCGGCTGATTGAAGCGGGCCACCCCAATGCAGCGCAGTACCCGCTGCGCTTCTTTGCCGCAGTCATTGATGACCTGAATAGCCGAAACGCCACATGAAAACCCTGGAATACCTGATCAAGGCCAACAGCTCCGACTTTGTCACTGCCGTGACCAAGGCGGAAACCATCTATGGCCAGGCACTCAAGGGCATGTCGGACAAGGCCAAGCAGATCAGCCTGTTCAAGCAAGCCAAGGAAGACGCAGACAGCACTGGCACCGCCCTGGTCAAGCTGAAGACCACCACAGAGCAGGTGCGCAAGGCACTGGGTGAAAGTGGCGGCACCCTGCAGCAAAGCCAGCAACTGGCGAAGGCTGAGGCCGCGATCAGCAAGACCGAGGCTGCCATGCGTGGCCAGGTAGCAGCCGTGGTCTCCATGCGCCAAGCGCTGGCGGCGGCCGGTGTCGATACCCGCAACCTGGCTGCAGAGCAGGACAAGATGGCCAGCGCGATTGCAAAAGCATCTGCAAACGTCATCCAGAACCGCCGTACCAATGCTGCCCGCGATGTCCTGGGCATCCGTTCCGAGCTGGATATCACCCGCGAAATTAACCTGGTGCAGGCGGCCTATGATCGCCTCGCAGCCACCGGGACGGTTTCGCATAACGAGCTGGACCGAGCCGCCGCCGCGACCAAGGCCCGGATTGCCGCCCTGCGCCAGGAACTGCGTGGCGGTGCCGAAGAGGTCAAGCTGTTTGCAGCCCCATCTGCATCGGTCAACCAGGTGCGCCGCACTGGTGCCGCCCGCGATGTCCTGGGCATCCGCTCCGAGCTGGATATCACCCGCGAAATCAGCCAGGTGCAAGCAGCGTATGACCGCCTCGCTGCCACCGGGACGGTTTCGCATAACGAGCTGGACCGAGCCGCCGCCGCGACCAAGGCCCGTATTGCGGCCCTGCGCCAGGAGCTGCGTGGTGGTGCCGAGGAGGTCAAGCTGTTTACGGCTCCTTCTGCGTCCGTCAACCAGGCACAACGTACAGGTGCTGCCCGTGACGTCCTGGGCATCCGCTCCCAGACCGACATCCAGCGCGAAATCCAGCAAGTGTCTGCTGCATTCACGCGCCTGACCCAGAACCCGGCAATCAGCATGGCCGAGCTGTCCAGGGCGGCCACGGCCACCAAAGCCAGGATTGCTGAACTGCGCGCCGAGCTGCAGGGCACGATGCCAGCCAGCAGCTTCCTGATGACCGGTGCCGGCAAGCTGGTGGCTATGGCCAGTGCGGTGGTGTCGCTCAACGCTGCGCTGGCACTGACCCGCAGCATCCTGTCCACGGCTGGCCAGTTTGAAACCCTGCGCACCCAGTTAAACGCCGTTGAAAAGTCGGCCACCAAGGGCGGTGACGCCTTCGCTTACATCAAGCAGCAGGCGGTCAATACCCCATTCCAGGTCACCAACCTGACCCAGACTTATATCCGGCTGCGCAATTACGGGCTGGACCCGACGGCCGGCAGCATGCAGGCCATCATCGACCAGGCCGCCAAGCTGGGTGCGTCCCAGGAAATGCTGGAGCGCATCACCCTGGCACTGGGCCAAGCGTGGACAAAGCAGAAGCTGCAGGGCGAAGAGATCATGCAGCTCAACGAGGCCGGTGTCCCGGTCTGGGACTTGCTGTCCAAGGCAATGAACAAGTCAGCGGCAGAGCTGATGAAGATGTCCGAAAACGGACAGCTCGGCAGGGATGCCATCACTGCATTGATGCAGGCAATGGAAAACGATGCGGCTGGCGCGGCTGCCTCCCAGATGCAGACCTGGAATGGCGTGGTGTCGAATGCCACCGACCTGTGGCAGGAGTTCCTGGACAGCATTGGCCAAGCCGGGCTGCTGCAGTTTGCTAAGGACAGCATCACCCAGCTAACGACTGCGCTGCAGAAAATGAAAGAGACCGGCGAACTGTCCAAGATCGCCCACGACATCGCAGACGCGCTGCAGGCCCTGGGCAAGATCGCCATCGGTACTGCCAAGTTCATCACCGCGCATCACGATGCAATCATTGCGGTGGCTGCGGTTTATGGTGCGCTGGCTGCCAAGAAACTATTTGCTGGCCTTGCTACTGATCTGGTGACCTTTGCTACTGCAGCTACCAAAGCGGCTACTGCTCTGAGGACGCTGAAAGAAGCACAGTCGATAGGCAGCATGCTGGATGTGGTCACTGGCAAGGGGGCAATCCAGTCGGGGGTCGCCTGGAGCAAAGCGGCTAGCGTGGCACAGAAAGCCTGGTCAGGTGTCACCGCCGAAGTTGCCCTCACCTCTACGACCTCGCTGGCGGGCATTGCGGCGCTGATTGCCCGCTTTACTGTCTTTGGCACCGTGGCCTATGCCGCATACGCTGCCCTTGAACCCATCATCAGCAACACTATTGACCTCCACAAGATGGAAGCGGATGCCCTGGAGCAAAAGCGGCAGAAGCTGGAGGAAATCAATCGACTGCAGCAGCAAGCAGCCCGCTCTGGCGGCACCGGCTCGGTCACGCGGGTCTACACGGCAGAAGAGCTGGCCAGCGCGACTACCGCCCAGCTCAAAACCTACCGCGAGAACCTGGACCGCGCCCGCCAGATCCAGATCGACCAAGCCAACCTGCGCGCCCGGAACGTGACCCGTGCCGGTGGAGTGTCTGACCAAGACCCCGAATACCAGAAATACCTGGCCGAGGCTGTCACCTACAAGAAAGCGCTCAAGGCGCTGGACGATTACCAGGCGCAACGGCTGAAGCAGGAAACTACCTACGGCAACCAGGTGAAGGCCATCAAGGCCGGCCAGCTGGAGACGCTGGCGGTAGCGCTGGCCAAGGAACAGAAGCTCTACGACAAGGCCAACGAGCAGCTGCAAGCGGCGGTTGCGGATCGCAAGAAGCACCAGGACGCATGGGCCAACAATAAAGCGGTCGACCCTGCAGCCAAGGCCGCAGAGCCGCAGGGTGTCACTGACTACTACGAAAGCCTGCGCAAGGCCAATGAGCTTGCTCGCAAGGCTGCGACCAGCCAGCAGACAGCCGGCAATACCGGACTGGATAGCGATTTCCAGAAAGCCGCCCGCGATGCCTCTGCCGCTGAAACGGCATTCAGCCGGGTGATGGAGGTGATCAACCAGTTGCGCACGAACGGCAAGATTACCGAGGGCGAATTCAACTTCATGAATGACCAAGCCGGCCGCGCCCAGGACAGCGCGGATGCCAGCATGGAGAAAACAGCCAAATCAACCATGCAAAAGGCCCTGGAGCAGATCGAAGCCATCAAGGCTGCCGCTGCTGCGGTACAAAAGCTGGATATCTCGGTCAGCATCAACGACCAGCAGGCCCTGCAGGATATGGACAGCATGATGAACCGTATCCAGCAAGCAGCGACGGCCAAGCCGATCAGGATTGCCGTGGAGCTGGTGGGACCGGATGGCAAGTACCGTACCGATGCCCGCAGCGCACTGGGCCTGGCTGACCGCCCCCTGTCTGAAATCCAGTCCAATGCCGAAGGCGGTGCCATTTCTGGCCCCGGTACCGGCACCTCGGACAGCATCCTCAGTTGGCTGAGCAATGGTGAATTCGTGGTCAAGGCAGCGGCCACCAGCTACTACGGCCCCGGCCTGCTGCATGCCATTAACCAGATGCGCCTGCCACGCTTTGCCGTGGGCGGTGCCGTTGGCCAGCTGCCGGCAGTGAGCCGGGCCATGGCGGGCATTCCGACCATGCAGGCTGCTGCGGCCGCCAGCCCGGCCAGCCAGAAGACCCCGCTCAATATCTACCTGCCAGGCCAGGCCGCGCCGGTGCCGCTCTATGGCGATGACGATGCAGTCCAGCAACTGGTGAAGGCCGCAACCCTGATGAACCTGAAACAAGGCTGAACATGGCAAACGTCCACGAATACGCACTGACGCTGGGCATTGATGGCACGTTAATTCCGATCAAGGCCGTTGTGAAATTAACGCAGACCTATGAACGTGCCGGCGGGCGCAATCTGCTGCGCATGCGCTCCGGCCGGGGCGTGATGCAGTCCCGCTGGGAGAAGATTCGTTCCGATATCGCCGCCACCGGTTGGATGCCGGCACCGCTGGCTGCCCTGGATCAAACCGCCCCCCACGTTCTGGACTGCGCCGCCCCCAGGGCGGTGCCGATTGGCACGGTAGTCAGTGAACGCCCGGATATCCCAGGCGTGGTCCGCAATGGCATGTATTACTACTGGCCGCGCCTGACCGGCTTTATCACGATTGCCGAGAACACCGATATCCGCTCCGCAAGCTGGGGCTGGAATCTGCATTTTGAGGAGCAATGATGGCAACCCCGAATAGTGATTATTACCCCCGTGTTGCACCGAATCCTGGTCAGGCTGTTTATCTGGATGGCTGGGAAACCACGCTGACTGCTGAATGGGTTGGAACGGGAACACCCCAGCTCGCGAACTGGATCAATCTGGATACCATCCTGCTCCAGTTTCCCAATTCTTATGCGAATCTTGTATTTGAATGGGTAGTTGATGGTGTGACCTATCGCCAACCTGGCGTTGCTTATGCAATGGAGGGGCATGTTTATGCCGAGAAGGTCGGCAGAGGGATGGCAACCAATGCGGTGTCTTTTGATGATGCCAGTAAACCCATTCCCAACGGAGCCAGGGTTTATCTTCCCCTCATGGCGGAAGATATTCAGTTCCTGGTTAACTTTTCTCCGGTATTGCTTCCTTATAAGGTGCAGGACAATGCATGGGTTTCTGCAACTACTCACTACTTCCAAGCGCCATATAGCCCCAATGGGGTGAGATACGTTTTTCCCGAGATTGCGGAAGGGGATAAAGCCCTGGTATTGCTATGCGCGTTTACCAGCCGTGGCTATGTCGTCATCCAGGAACAAAAGCTGACTGGTGAGCTGAACTGGTTTGATATGCCAGCCATCATCAATAACGGTGGCGGCACACCATCATGATGTTCGGCTTGTCTCCGTTTGGTGAAACCCCGATCGGTCTGTCTTCGGCTTCTGCTGGTTCAACGGTTCATGCTGGACAGACCGTCTCTTTGCCGCTTGTGATTACCGTTGCGCATGCCCAGTCTCTACCCGCCGAGGCATGGGATGTCAGGGTGACGCTGGGTGGGGTGGATGTCTCTGACCGCATTGCCGGGGAAGTCACTATCGAAGCCGAGGAGGACTCGGCCCGTATCGCCACGGTCAGGCTGCTCCTGGTTGCTGGCGAGTCGTTTGCCAGTCTTTCTGGCGCAGTCCTGCTCATTGATGTGCAGCACACCCGCCTGAGTGCCTGGGTACGCCGGTTTACCGGGCGTGTTGCATTGCCGGAGATTGACGCTGAAACCGGCATTGCCACCCTGCATGGTACGGATGGCCGGCGCGACTCGCTGGCCCTGGCCACGCGCACCGAGCTGGATGCATTGCTCGGTGGCTTCTGGTCGCCCCATGTGTTTGCCCGCTATGCCGACAGCCTGCAGTACGCCCAGGACCGTCTGTCCACGCTGCCCGCCGCCTATGATCTTGATGTGTATGGCGCACCCCGGCTGACGCCGTGGGCCGGTCTGGCTTCCCGGCTGACGTTGACGGACGACGATCTGGCAGACGGATCGCTTGCGATCCAGCCGGCTGCCCGTCAGTCCGTGGTCAACCTGGTCACCAATGACAATATTGGCGTCCAGCCGGTCAGCACTACCCCGATTTGTCATCTTGCTGACAATAAAACCCTGACCAACAATCCCCAGCCAACCCTGACCGGTATCGCCGTGCCTGGCATGAATATCCGGGTGGACATTGCTGGCCAGGTGCTGACCGCCGTGGCAGGAAGCACCGGCTCCTGGTCCGTCACGACCAAGGTTCTGGCCGATGGCCGCTATACCCCAAAGGTCACACTCAGTGCCGGCGCAGCAGCATGCATCATGTGGGGCACGCCATTCCAGGTGGCACGAGATGGCAAAGGTAGCGCGGTGACCAGCGAGTCGGCCATGGAGCAGGTCGTGGATTGCAGCCTGCAGTATCGCTACCCGCGCCTGCATGAGTACCGCCGCGTCATCAACTGGAGCATGGGCCTGTCCTATGGTCAGTTCGTCCAGGGCCGTAATGGCAAGCCGTTCAAGCTGCCCGAAAAGAGCCTGTTCCGTTCAGCCGTGGAGAGCAGTGGCTGGAAGCTGCGCTCGGAGGCCTGGACCGCTCCGCTGCAAGGCACCCAGTACGTTGGCTATGTCGATGCTTCTGGAGCAATCATTTCCGGCAACCCGCCATCGAGCGCAGTAGCTATCCTGACCTTCCGCAACGACTATACCGGCCCGGCTGCCGACGACCCGCGCTGTGCCGGCGCTGTACTGCAAATTGCTCGTCGTGTGGTGCAGTCCATGACCGAACGCTGGCGGATTACCGTCCAGGCCCCGGATAGCGTGGCCGCGCTGGGCACCCTGAAGCGTCAGGGTCAGACAGTCAGCATGGATGCCTCTGGTCTGTTTGATGCGACGGCCTGGACGGAATCGACCACCATGCAGCCTGATATCGGCACCACCACCACGGACCTGACAACGCTGGCCAGTGCGAGTCGTGATGATGCGAACCTTGCGCTGCAGACGCTGGCGGCCATCGCCCGTCGCCAGATCCTGGCATCGCACCGGACCACCCGAGTGCAATTCAAAGCGCAAAGTAACCCACTGCTGGATGTGGACATGGGAGTGACCGTGAACAGTGTCGACATGCTGGCCAGCGGCAAGGTGGCACGCCTGGTAGAGCATTACGACACCTCTGCCGGCAGTGCCATCACCGATGTGGAACTGGCTATTTCCGGGCTGGTGGCTGCCGGTACCGCCAATAGCGATCCGATTCTGGCCCCGGAACTCACCAGTCTGCCGAACATGTCCCAGGCAGATAGCGCGGATCTGGGTACCTGCCTGGAGGGACTGGGAACCTACAGTGCCACCACCACCGGCTACACCACCGGAGCCGCAGGTGATACCAGCTCAGAATATCCGCATGAAGTGGCGATTGCAGTGCCGGATATTCCGGTGTTTTTAACTGACCCTGTTTCGCGGGAGCTGGCCTACAACATCAGCGTGGCCATCCCGGTCGATACCCTGGAAATGCGATGAGTCTGACCTTTGGGTTTTATGAAGACGCGGGCCGGACCCTGCCGCTGGCCAGCCTGGCCATCAAGGGCGGCACGGCTACCCGGATCTGGGTGGGGACGGATGGAACCGCCCAGGCCCAGGCCGCGAGTGGTGGCAGCATCACGTTGACTGCCAATGCAGTACTGCCGGGTGTGCCAGCCAGCGCCATCCACCTGGCCACCTCACTGTCTGCACTGGCCAGCGCCAGTGCATCCGTCGATCTGGGCCAGGTGGTTAGTGGCATGCAGGCCGTGTGGTTGCTGGTCGACCAGTCCGCGCTGGCGGATGGGGAATACAGCAATGTCTCCCTGGTCACTAACCCGATCTATGAGGGCTGAGCGATGGCGCGGATGAATACACAGCAAGCAGCAGAAGTCGCCAAGGCTCTCGCTGGTCAGAACAATCAACCGTCTGCAAGCGGCAGCCTTCCGGCAGTCAGCGGGCCGGGTGGCATTGCCGGAGGTATCTTCCGGGGTAAGGCCAAGGAAGCGGTCAGCGGTGCCGGTAGTGCCGGGCTGGCTGCGGCCTATGTGGAAACGGCCAGGACATGGGGAGATGTATCTACAGAGCTGGCCACCAAGTTCACCAGTGATGGGCTATTCGCCATCGGGATGGTGCCGGTTAAAACCATCACCCTGGCGGAATCTGATGCCTCCGGTAATGCTATTACCGGAACGTCCGTCACCATTACCCTTAGTGGGAAGCTGCCATCATGATAGTGCCGGTCAGCATGGGCTTTTTTGGTGGCCACGTTGAGAACGTTTCAAATGGGCAGGGTGTATTTGTACGGGATGATGGTCAACGGTTTTCTTGGGAGGGTGCAAGCCCGTTTTACAATTTTCCAGATGTGAAGTCTTGGCCTGCTTACTGCAACCGGGCCATTGTGCCTTCTGCACCGCATAACGTTCCTGGTGCGCGCCGTGAGGTTTGGTCGTATGGGCCGAATCCATGCTTATACGCTGGGAAGTACCGATTTCCCGTACCGTTATTTTCCGCCGTCGACGTTGGCTGGCTGTTTCCTATCGCACCTGGTGAGGTTTTGTGGATTGGTGCGCCGGCTGGTGCGGCGATGACTGATCTTGGAAGTTCATCGGTAAGGCCGGCATTTAACGTGACAGTTTCAGGCGATGCGCCAGTCTTCAGTCCGAAGTGGGTATGTTCATCGCTGGATGGCCGCTGTGTAGTGGTCTACGACGGCAGGTATTTTTATGATGTTGCTGTCAGTGTGGAGAAAAAAACCGGTGTCATCAACGAAAGAACTTCAAGCAAGGTTCGCTACGATGTCACCCTGGCTTACACCCGCTACAACGACAGCATTGGCCGCGTGGTCGATATTGAGAAAAATACGGTGCATAACATCGATGTCGTCAATCTCAGCGGCACTGTCTTTCTGGGAGAGGTCTCTTTTCCAGTTGGTCCAGCAGGCCACACAGAAAGTACAACGCTCTACCAGACCGTCTTTCATGTGCGCTATGAGATTAATGGCAAACCATTGGCCGAGTACAAGGATGTGGTCCACGACATGGGCGGGAATACGAACATCGGGTGGGCTTATATAGAACCCTACTTGCAGGAGCACGGCATCTACGATCGGACAATGTCAGCCTGGCTGCTGGGGGACGAAGTGTTTATCGATGTCGTCTATCCACGTACCTCGATAGTGGGACATACCTTCACACTCCATGCCGGCAATGTGTTTAGCCTGCAGTGCCATGATGTCCCGGAAGGTGGTACCAAGCATATAAACTATGCCGGCTTCGGTGACGCGCTGGCAGCCTCGCCCTACATCGGCAGTGCGGTCATCAAGTCCAGCCCTGATGCGGTCTACCTGCGGGCGATTGCACCGGGCAAAATCTACCTGTCGGACAACGAAGGGGATGAGTCGTTTTTCTTTGTCTGACTATCTGTACGAACTCCTTCCCCCGTTCCTCCTCAGCAGAAACACCGGACACTTGGCTCTCAATGTCCGGTGTTTTGTTTTGAGGTGCCCCATTGCTCCCCTATGTCCGTAAAGACCCGTTAACCATCGTCCAGGGCTGCACCTTCTTGCATACCTGGGAATGGACTGCGGGTGGTCAACCGGTTGATCTGACCGGAGCCGAGTTTGAACTGGTTGCAAAGTCCAGCACAGATAACGCTACCGCCCTGATCCATCTCACGACTGCCAATGCCGGTATCACCGTAAACGGCAACGCTATCACCCTCCGCATTGAGGAGGCGATCACCCGCACGTACATCTGGCGTGATGCTGTGTTTAACCTGCGCGTTAAATGGCCTGGGCCGGAGCCTCGCCGGGTTGACCCGTTCATGACAGGCCGGATTGAAGTCCTGCCGGGGGTATTGGCATGACTGAAGTGATTGAACTGACGACAACCCCAGCCCGCGAGGTTCTTGAAGTCACTATCACCGAGCGAGAAACCATTGTTGATGTCGCTCGGCAAGGCCCTCCTGGGCCGCCAGGCCCAGCCGGTTCCGATGTATTCGATATCGATCTCAACCTGATCTATCAGATTGCCAAACTCTAGGAGTGCAAATGTCTCTGCAAACACGTATTACCGAACTAGCACAGAGCATCGCAGCTGACATCAAGTTATTGAAGGCAAATCAGGGAAACTTGGCTGTCTTGAATACGACCGAAAAAGTCAGTTTGGTTGCAGCGATCAATGAGGTGCTGCAGTTAGCCCAGGCGGCGGCAGGTGCTGCCGGTGCATCTATTGATGACACGGCGGCCAGCAATACCAAAACCTACTCGTCGACCAAGATCACGGGGCTACTAGCTGATCTGAAAAACCAGATTCTTGGCGGTGCGTCAGCGGCTTATGACACGCTGCAGGAAATTGAGGCCGAGATCGGCAATGACAAGTCGGCGCTGGCTAACCTGCTGACAGCGGTCGGAAATCGATTGTCCTTTGCCGACGCCCAGTCACTGACGGCGGCACAGCAGCTTCAAGCATGTACCAATCTCGGCATCGGTGATCCCACGACAGATTTCGTTGCCGCTTACAATGCAGCGAAAGCCTAAATGTCTGTTGCGACAAAAGTCACTGCGCTGGCGCAAGTTATCGGTGCTGATATCAAAGCTCTGTTTGTGGCAGTTGCGGGTAAGGCCTCGGTATCCAGCGCTGCGCCGTCATCTCTCGCGGCGCAGGCAGCGTCCGGTACATCGGCAGATGCATCACGGGCTGATCATGTACACCCGTACCCCAGCAGCCTGCCCGACCTGAAAATTACTGGTTCTGCCAAGCTTCCAGGCGTTACGTTATTCAGTACAGCGATGGCTGGGGTTTCTAGTGCGGACTGGACTAACGTTCCGCTTGATAGTAGTGGCAATACCGCGCTAGTCGCCGGCTACGTCTACACGTTCAGGCTGAACGTAACCGGAACGTCCTCGAATACTGGTGCAAGTTATCAGGTATACCAGACTGCAGCCTCAACCTGGGCAATACGCTTGGTAGCTAACAGCGGAACAGATAGTAACAAGCCACGTTTGCAGGTAAGCGGCGGCGTGGTGCAGGTAACAACTAACAACTCAAATGCGTACAATCTGCAGGTAACTGTGGAAACTAGGTACACCGGGAATGTTACGCTGTCGCACCCGTCCGCGCTGGGTATTGACGGTGTTTTGTCTCATGACGGTGACGCAAGCACGCTAACAGCTACTGCTAGGGTGATTGGAGCTGGGGCGGCACCCAGTGCATGGGCTAGTCAAAACTACGGTGTAGAGCTGCAAGGTGGGGCGGTTATTTCACAGTCTACCGGGGTGATGCAGCTTGTTCAGAACGCGGTGTTGACTACTGGTGGATGGGTGTATAAGTACAACACATATGCCTCCATTTATTCAGCCTACGGCGGCTGGCATTACTGGAATACTGCACCCTCTGGTACGTCCGGCAGTTCAATAACGTGGTCAACGCCGATGGCTCTTTCTTATGCAGGAAATCTGCTAATCGGCTCCACGTCCGATAACGGGTCGGATCGGCTGCAGGTGAATGGCACTATTTATGCCACATCCCCGGCAAACAAAGACAGCTCAAACAAGGTCTCAACGACAGCGTGGGTCAACATAAACGCGCTATGCTGGTACGACAATAGCGCTACAGATTTTAACGCTATGACAACAAGCGGGGTGTCGTTCACCGCCGCGTCCAACGGGAACCCCTCGGGCAGCGCAGGTGGCATACTGCTCGTTAAGAACGTCGGCAGTTTGATAACGCAGCAGTTCCACACACTGACCGCCAACAACTTTTTCATGCGTTCCAGCACTGACGGTGGAGTGTCGTGGAATGCTTGGAAACAGGCGGCCACGACTGCAAGCCCCACGTTTTCAGGCACTACCACAACGTCATCTCTCAAAGTGAACGGTCTGATGGTAAACCTGGCGGGAGGCGTAGCGCTCTATGGTCCCGGTTCGTTGCCAGCGTTGTCTACGACGATGGTTGCGGGTGAGATAACCGGTAACGGTAACCAAAACCTCGGGACTGACTACGGCATGCTGAGGCTGTCGGCGGGTGGCGGTGCTGCATTATCCCAGAAATCGGCTATCGATCTGATTGGCTACACAGACGACTCTACCGGCAGACAGATTGTGTTTTATGCTGGAGGCGTTCGCGTAGGCTCATTCAAAGCAAGCGGTAATCTGCTAATCGGCACGTCTACTGACAACGGCACAGACAAGCTGCAAATCAGCGGTACGCTACTGTCTTCTGGTAACCGGCTGCAAGCGGTGTCCGCCCCGTCCGCCCCGGCATCCGGTTACACGCTTGAGTACGGCCAAACCCTGGCCGGTCGCACGCTACCAGCAGCTATTCCGTCCATGGGTAAATTCGTTGTGAATGACCCAGCTCGCTGGCGCAGGAAAATCAGCGTGATGAACGCCCAAGGTGGCGGCACCACATGGTTCTACGACACCATGGCGGCCCCCGCGGCTGTCGGCACTGCGACGGCGCGCACGGTGACAGCGGGCACGATGGTAGGTATGGCGCAACGCATCGGCTACGTGTCAGCCGCGACAGTGGGTAGCTTGTCTGGCCTGTACGCAACGCTGGGAATGTATACCCTAGGGACAGGTACGCTCGGCGGCTTCTTCTATAGCACCCGCTTCGCATTCTCCGATCCCGCAGCGGTATCTGGTGCGCGTGCATTCGTCGGCCTGTCATCCAGCGTTGCAGCCCCAACTAACGTCGAGCCGAACACGCTAACGAACTGTGTTGGCTTGGCGCAACTGTCTACTGACGCTACACAACTCTATATCGTCTATGGCGGCAGTGCAGGGCAGGCAGCTATCGGGCTTGGTGCGGGCTTCCCCCCGATGGCAGCAACCGGCATTACTGGTGGCCCGATCTATGAGCTGACCCTGTACAGCCCGTCTACTACCAGTGGAGTCGTTTATTACCGTGTTGAGCGGCTGGATACTGGTACCTTCGTTGAAGGTTCAGTTGGTCCAGGTACTGCAGGCACAACCCTGCCGGCAAACACTACACTGCTGGCACACAGGGCATGGCGCACCAACAACGCTACCGCCCTGGCTGTCGGCATCGACATTGTCAGCGTCTACCTTGAAACGGAGCAGTGATGTACACAATCGATATGAACAGCGGGGCTGTTACCCGCGATAGTGACGGTAAAGTTGTCGCGCCGTGCCAGGCTGTCGATGACCCGGACTACGTTGCATACGTCGACTGGATAAATGCAGGCAACCATCCTGCCGGATCACCCGTACCTGATGGAGGTTAA